AAGTGTAAATTACAGCGTAATAACTCAAAATTATTAATACGATTAATAACACGTTTGTTAGAAAAGAAATCATTCCAAGGATTAAAAGACTGAGCAATGGCTAAGCCTGTGCCCCATCCGAATTCCTGAATCTTTATGGGTCGCTTAAAGAAATCGCCCAAATCAGCATCATCAGAATCCTGTAGCTTGCGTGTAGGATCAGCATATGCATTCGTATCATACATATGTCCAGATACTGCTTCATCAAAAGTGATATTCTCACTAGTTAGAGCAGAACCCGAACCTTCTCCAGCTTCAGGGCCAACAGAGCCCATTTGAGGCTCCATATCATGGATTTCTACATTTTTCGTAATCAATACCAACGGTGTAGAGTCCGGTGGTGTTGATAGTGCCTGAGGAAGTGCAGCACTATTACTATTTCGTCCTGGGTGAGTAAGTCATCATACAATCAAGGCACGACTCAATGCCAAGAAGGGCAAAAATGTTGTTGTCTGGCAAGACTCTCCTAAATAGGAGCAAACGCCTATGTGCAAAGCCTAAATATAAATATATACATTTTTAAATACAATAATAAATGGTATCCATATACACACATGAATTTTGCTTTCTTTGAGCCAGATTCAGAACTGGCCGCACAGTTTATACACATATGCTAGGTGTTTAATCAAAAATGGTATTTTCTGCTGGGATACCTTCCCCAAGATACTTGTATCGCCACTTGGCAACACGCATATCATATGAAATATCAAAACCTTGACACAAATGTTCAATGTCAGCAGCCTTGGCAACTCTCAGCATTTCTTCTCGCCTCAAATTGTATTTTTCCCTTCCATAATAAAACCAATCATGGAGAGATGAATCTATATTTTGAGCCGACTGTTGTGGTAGAGTCAATTCCTTAGAAAGAAGATGGGCATGCAAGCGTTTAAAAATAGATGATTCATCCAATACGCCAATATGAGCATCTAAATCTTTATTGTATACATCACTTCTTTTTAGGAAATCAGCTTCATCGGGAGTCATATATTCTGTAGCAATGGATTCCTTGTCTGGCATTGTGAATTTTATATCGTACTGTGACAAATATGCAGCAAAACTTATGTGGTTGAATAAGGAGCGTTCTGGTGACACTGAACCCTTAACATCATCCCCATATGTTCCAAATGCACAATGGTTATAAAAATCTTGAGCGGAATCATTAGGGTAAATCGAATA